TTGTTCTCCAAGCTCCATTTGTAAATGTACCAGCACCTTGATTGTATGCAACGCTATGATTAATAACAGCATAACTAGAAAATTTCCCACCAGATATAGCAGGGGATAACTTAGTAGAATCCAAAGAACTTTGACTTGTCAAAAGCGTTCCATCTGCAATGTCAGGTAAACTTATAACTCTGTTATTACTCGATGATGAGGGTGCTTGAATACTTATAGATCCACCACCTGATGCTGCGTTTAGTTTAATTTTTGCTGTCATTTATCCAGCCTCCAATGCAGCTACTTTTGTTTCCAATACTTCAATTTTAGCAATAGCTTCCTGTAATGCAGCCGTAAGTAAAGGTACAAGTTTACTTTGATCTATACTTTGATAAATTGGTTCTCCTTTTGGAACTGCCCCATCTTCATCTGCTGATATTTCATCTTTTGTGCCTGTTACGGCTTCTGGTACTGCTGTTACTTCATGTGCAAAAAATCCATCAACTGTTGTGCTTGGGTCAACTTTCCAATTAAATCTATATGGTTTAAGTGTTTTTAATCTTGTTATACCGTCAGATATTGCTACTGCATTTTCTTTTAATCTATAATCAGAACTTGTGTTATATGAAGTTGAACTTGTTCCTGTCGTAATAGTTCCAACGATACTTACACTTCCTCCACTTATTCTTGCAAAAGTAACAGAATTTTGCGAAGAAGTTGTATCGGCAGATTGAAGATATAACTGTGCATAACCTCCAGTAATACTTGAAGTTTGAAATTCTGCTGCATATCCAGTACTTGAATTTGCAACACTCAACTTAGAATTTGTAGCACCATTTGTTAAATGTGACGTTGTGCCAACTCTTAGACCACCAGATGAATCTATACGCATACGTTCATTTGAACCATTGACATAACATCTCAAGTTAAATGAAGTATCAACACCAAAAGCTGAAAAATTGCTTGTGTTAGTGGTATTTCTAAGTTGAAAATGCTCACTTGCATTATTTTCATCTACTGTTAATTTTCCAGCTGGACTTGTGGTATTTATACCAAATTTCCCAGTACTGTTTACAGTTGCTCTTGTCGAACCTCCTGTATTTATATTGACAGTATCAGTTCCAAAGTTTATTCCTGTATTACTATCTGTTCCTGTTAATGCTGGTGCGGAAGCTGACCCATCAACTCCAGAAATACCAGTAGTGCCGTTAATGTTTAAAGCCATAATTAAAGAATAACAAGGATTGCACCAGATGGAACAGTAATCGTGACACCTGAGTTAATTGTTGGACTTACAGTATGGGCGTGTTTGCCACTGCTCAATGTGTAAGAGGTTGTGGCCGTTTGATCTGATTCAAAAAATACTTCATCTGAGCCGCCACCAGTTGCACCTGCTCCTCCACCAATTGCACCCCAAGCACCATTGTTATAACCTTCAAACTGATTTAAAGTCGAATTATGCCTAAACATACCAACAGCAGGGCTTCCGTCTCTTTGAGCCGTTGTTCCCGAAGGTATAGTTAAACTAGAGGTGTAATTGTGTGTAACTTTTCCTGTGAAAGTTGCCCCAGCCAAAGGTGCAAGACCAAAGCCTGTAGACGCTACTGGTCCAATAGTTACATATCCGTTATTAGCAGCATTTCTTATTTTTAAATTTCCATCTGAAGTATCAACGTGCCACTGATAGGCATAATTAGTTGTTAAAGCACCAGATTTACTATTATTTGATGCAATAGCTTGGAACAGATTATTTAAATCTGTTCTTACAGCACTACCTGTTCCGTTATCAATTATAAAATCGTGTTCAGCCATAAAAACACTTTTTGCTTATTCTACCCTCCTTTGCCAAAACCGACAGCCTGATATGTAAAATTTCTATCAATTGAAGCATTTGAAGAGTTTTTAAAATGGACTGTAAAGCCTGTTCCACTTATATTTGTAACTTCAAAAAAGTCACCAGAAGCCATATTTTGTGCATTTATACCAACAGAAGGCAAGTTCGAATTTACACCTAATAAAGATGAAGTTCCGACAAAAAATGGATTAGTGAAAGTAACTGCTTTTGCACCAGCACCACTTGCTGTTACATTACCTTGTTCAGTTCTACGTTGTAAAGATGCTGTATAACCTAACTGTGAAACTTTTATATCTTGAGCAACATCATTACTTGTTAATTTTGCCCTAAATTGAAATCCTCTGCCTTTATATGTTCCATTAGCAAAAGTTTGAAAAGCAGAATATGTAGGCGAACCAGAACTAGGATTATCTTGAGTCACTCTGACCAGCATTTCGGCATTTACCTCTGTTGCAGTTGCACCATCAAAATCTGAAATATCATCAATTAATCCTCTCGAATCAAACAAATCTGAAGGATAAAATGCTTCAGTTAAAAAATGTCTTTTTAAATCAAGACTAAATACACCACCTAAATCTAAAGTATCACCGCCAGCAGTTCCTCCAAAATCATATGTGCCTAATGGGACTATTCCACCAAAATCATCTAAAGAAGTTACTGCATCAAAATCTGTTATTGAATCAAAATTTCCACCGCCGACTAAATTTAATGTATTTGTGGTGGCATCAAAAGCAACATTAGTTTTTGTACCTTGAAACTTAGGACTATCTAAATCTTCTCTTCTTGTTTGTGTTATTAGAGGAGCTTGGTTGTCAGGTAAGTCAATAATTACACTCGTCTCACCTGCGCTAAACCTTCCTCCATCATCTCTAAATTTTAAAATATACTCACCTTCAAGATGTGGAACTTCTGCAGATGTTGTATTACCTGCAAGTGCTTCTATCAAATCAGTACTGTTTGAAAAAGTACCATTTCCATTTGTTAGAGTCGAGTGCCTTACATACACTCGACCTCCGTGTGTAACATCTAAATCTGTCGAAAGATTCCAACGAAGTCTTACTAATTTTTCATTGATTGGTTCAGCAGATAAACCTGTTACATCTGAAGGTACTGCAGTTTTACCAACAGCATTAAAAGTTAAATTTGTAGATGTAGCTGATAATTCTAATGCAGTATTGTAACTAAAAACTTGAATTTCATATGTACCAATATTGGTGTTGAATATTTCAAAATCAGGGCTGGAAACTGTTGTAGAAACAAAGTTACCATTGTTATACCGATAATTAACTTGATATTGAGTAACACCACTTACAGGCTGCCAACTTATAATTAATTTACTTACAGCTTGATTATTGATTATTACAATTTTTTCATCTGCAATTAAAGCATTTGGAGGGTCTTTTAATTCATTTAAAACAGATACAGTACGTGTTGGTAATGTTGCACCATCTTCAATAAAAGCATATTTTTCATTTACATAAGATAAAGCTGTGATTGTATAATTACAGCCATCTTGTTCTTCAACAGTAATTACTCTAAATAATTGAGATTGCACTGTATCATCTTGCAGTAACCAATTTGTATTTACATTTGGTGTCTGTGAAAATGCTTCAGAAACAGTTATAACTGCACCTGATATAGCAGAAATATTTTTTGTTTCTAATGTGCCATCTGGCAAAATAATTGAAAGTGTTGGATTATTTGTTGTCGGTAAATCTGTATTGGCTGAATCATCAACTGTTATCTGTGTTGTTGATTGAACTGATTTAATTTTTCCACCTCTTCGTAATCCACTTCTAACAGGATCTGCAACAGAAATAATTGTACCCGGTCTAACAACTACGCCACTATCTATTGATGTAGCAAATGTGCAAACTTCAGATTCATTTTGTTCGGCAAATAATATTGCTTTTCCTAATCTTGCAGCCTGACCTCTTGAGGTGCAGGCAAAAGCTTTTACTTGTTTAACAATTGAACCAAATTTTGCAATTGCACTTGCATCCTCTACAACTTCATAATCTATTTCTTGACTGTCCATATTGAAATATGAAACAGAAATAACAGTATGTCTTTGTTTTAAACTACTACCAGAATATGAAAAACCATCTTCAGTTACATTAGATAAATTAAAAAGATAACTTGCGGTTGAAGGACTGTCTTGCGTCATAGTTATAGAACCTGCAGTCCAAATAGGCATACACCTCATTACCCCTGCTAGTTCGTTTATAAGATCAAAAGCCTCTGATGATGATTGAATACTTACGTTACAGCTAAATCTTGCTTCTTGCCCTCCTAAACCATCGCTTACAAGAGTATTCGCAAATTTACTTGCAGTTACAAACGAAAATAAATCTAGGGTACTGTCAGAAATATGATCTCCAAATCCATAACGACTATTTGTAAGTATGTCTAATAAAATCATTGAAGGACAACTGCACCATTGAGCCGCACCCATGACTCCATTAAATATATATCCATTAGGATAAATAATTCTGCCAGTTGTACTATCAACTGAAGGTGTACCAGAACTATTTGCACCTGCACCCGGTATTCTAACTTTGACACCTCTGATTCTAAATTTACGACTTGGTATCGAGCTAAATTGCATTGAATCAAGTCGTAAAGAACTATAAGCACTATTTGCATAAGTATTACTGTCATCTATAATCTCGCCAAAACTTGTCCATTGAAAAGCATCTATTAAACTTGTATCTGTACTGTCAGCAGTTATTCTTGAAACTCTTATATCTACAGGAAAAGAACCTGTTAAATTTATTCTGTAATCTCTTTGATAAGCGTCTGCAGTTCTTCCTGTAAACGTGTCTGTAATTACATCTGTAAAACCACCACTATTATATTGAACTGAAATTTTTAATTGAACTGTTGAACCCAACAGATCACCTTCATTTGTTGCTTTCTGAATTTGAGGAAAAGTTATAGTTACATTGACAGCATCTACATTAGAATTTGTTATCTGTCTTGTAACAGGTGACGAAGCTGTAACTGTTACACCAACACCAGTAACAGAAGAACTACTTTCAATACCACTTATTTTTGTTTGATTACTTGTTCCAAATCTAGGCTCAAACCCTACATCTTGAAAATTAAAATCAGTAGCTGCTGGATTTGATGAATTTGCAGTTGACCTAAGTATTGGCGTGTTATTTAAAAATATATCTTTTAATGCTGCATTATTATATGCTGTTGTTCCTTTTGTAAGTCCTTCTTTTGATGCAGTTGCAAAGCCTTCAATTTCACCTTCTGACAATAAATCAAGAAATGTAGCAAATTGTCTACTGTGTAAAGTGTCTGGTGTTCTTGTGGGTTGTCTAGGGGGTGGGGGTGGAGGTGGACCGCCAGCACCTCTAATAAATTTTTTCATGCTTGAACCTGCTGCGTATCAATTGCTCCACTTATAACTACTGAACCTGTAAATATTTCACCATAACAAATTGGAACTGGTGTGCCAGCACGACTTGTTTGTTGAGTTCCACTAAAACTAAAAGATAATCTAGGGTCTTGTTCACTAGAAAATTCTTTTGGCTTTGGCACAGGAAATAACATATCACTTACCCCTGATAAAACTAAAGCTGCACCTACATAGGTCACAGCTTTAGCAACAAATGCACCGCCTAAAGCCGAACTTGAAAATGTAAAACCAGTTGAAAAACTAAAACTAGCACCACCTGTAGCAAAAGCTAATCCAATCATTGCAGCACCTAATAATATTTTTCCTAAACCACGACCAGCACCAGATATAACTGGTACAAATTTTATATCTGAAGTACCTGCTGGATGATGCAATTCAGTTTCTGATAAATCATAATCTCCAACTATAACCTTGTAATATTTATCAGACATATAAGGTTCCAGTTGCGGAAAATTATTAATTAAAAAACTTACAGCTTGTGCTGCGCTATTTACACAAATATCTTCAAATTCTTTATGGCCAACAAAAGTTGCAAGTTCTCCATAAAGTTTGATTTTACGAAGCATAGCGATACCTTTTACCAGTACATTTCAGATACCATTCATTATATGGTTCTATACAACTTAGTCTATCTGTTAAATGATGTAAAATATTTCCATCTAAAAAAACTGCCACATGATTTAAAGTTGGATGTAAAATACTCATTAATAAAACATCACCATCTAATAATTTTTCGTTTGGCATTAATTCTTTAAAACCAGTAGTTTCTGCATATTTTTCAAATAAAGGATTGTCCAAAAATTCTTGTGGTGTAGTAGGTCTTTCATAATCTAATAAATTTATTCCTTTCTTTTCAAAATAAAAGTCTCTTACAAGTGACCAGCAATCAGTTACACCCCAGACCCATGGCCTGCCTTCTAATGATGCTTTATATCCGCAAGGTTTATAATATCCCCATGTTTCTGTTTTTGGATTAACAATATGCCAAGGTAAACCTGATTGTTCACATGAAAGTTTGTCGGCTTCACTTGCTGTTGGAGGTGTTACAGGATGACTATGTACGACTGCTGTAATCTGACCTAAATTATCCGCTTTAATATAATCTTCAGGGTCAATAATAAAACACTGATGAGATGTAATTGCTAAATTTCTGCAGGCAAAATATTTTTCTTTACCTTTGATATTAACTAGCAAACCACAAGATTCTTTCGGATCTTGTTCCTTGGCATGAGATAAAGCAAAATTTTTCCAATTCATGTTGCAAACGTACCGATTGAAGGAAATTCAGATCTTGTGCATTGTCTTTTAGGACTTCGAATACCTGCTAAATCAAAAACTGCAGCTAATTCAAAAGTAACAATATCTCTATTTTCATTTGATTTTCTATCTATCTTGTAAATTTCTCTAGGAAACTCTGCTGTAGGGTCTGGTGTTCCTAATGGATTTAACTGCTGATTTGTGGTTGTTGTAGTTTGTTGGGTCGTTGTATTCGGATTGTTCATTGTGATTGTATTTCCCATGCCATTTCCATGAACTGTGCAATAATATCTGAGGTCATTAGGGGCATCAGGATAAACTGGCTGATATGTAACTGTTGCATCTGTTCCAAGTGTTCCAGCATTTGTTGTAGATTGTTGCCCTCCAGCGTCAGATTTTATTCTTAATGGGTGTCCAACATTCGAACTGTGAGATTGATTAAATATATAAGTGGAGCCTCGTTTCATGGTTATTACAGGTTTCTGTACACCATTTAAAGCAAAAACATTATTTCCACCAGAATCTTGAACAACAGTGACAGTATAAGTGACAGATTCAGCGTCAGCCGGATCTGCTATGGTCGAAGTTGTTGTAGTGCTAGTTGTTGTTATTGGAAAGTTAACAGCATCAAGATATCTTGCCAACGTTCTTATTCTTGTCACAGTAGCACCTGTTAAATCATTTCCTACAGTTACAGTATTAACGTTCAAAAGAATTGCTGTAATCGTTCCTAAAGCATTACTTATTGTCAATGTTGGTCTTGGCAGTTGGCCTTTTTGATACGCAAAACCTTCTGCCTGTATTGGCATCTTCAAGTATTGATTTCCAGCCCAAATAATATCTGAATTATTATTTAAATTTGTACCATTATGAAATCTGTAAGTTTGTGCAGAACCATGCAAAGTTGCATCTGTTTCCAAAGTAAAAAGTTCAATAATTGCAGACGGATTTATTTTTTGTAAATCCGTTATTATTGGAGCAGTACTCATGGCTCAAAAACCTCTCTAAATGTTGCTTGTATTGTTGCTCTATTGTTAAAAGTGATTGTTTTATCCCAAACTTCGCAGACAAACTTCATCTGTGTACTTTCTTCAGGTGGCGTATAATCAAAACTTTCCGTACCACCACGAGCATCTAAAAATGTTTCGATTGTATCTGCATCTGTTTCAGACACAATAAAGGTTAATTTAAATTCTTTTGGATTTGAATGTTCTGCAAGACCAAAAGTAATTCTATGCTCATATCCATCTGCGAATCTAACTCTTCTAAATTTAGGTTTGCTTGATTTTTTTATATTGTATGTTGGTTTTATGTCAGGAAAAGTTGCCATTATGCTAGTAAACCTCCCGGCCTTTTTTGATTTATTAATTCAGCTTGAATTGCTGCAGACAATACTACACCTAATTGTCTGCCCTCGTCTTGATCACCTTCTACAGATGAACCACTAGCGTCTACATTAACTACGATATTTGTACTGCCACCACCCATTAAATGATTGGGAGTTATCATGCCACTGCTAGAAGGTGTAAAAATTTCTGGACCACGTTCCCCAACAAGATAAGGTGTTCTTGAACTAACAGGACCACCTTTTGCTTTTTTATCAAATAAACTTGGAAAAAGACCTCCTAATAATTGATTTACACCAGCTTGAATTAATGTAGAGGTTATTGTACTCATAACACTACGAGCAACTTCTCCAAGTGTTCTTGTTCCTTGAATTGCACCATCAATAGCTGAAACTATGCCGTCTTGAATTGTATTAGCAATATCTTGAAAAACTTTATTTTCTTCTTTTAACTTGTTGTTAAGTATTTCTTGTTTATCAATTTGAAAATCTTTATTAATCAATCTAACTTTATCCAACCTCAAACTTTCATCTTCAATTTCCAACGCTTTTTCAATTGCATCTTGAAACTGAAACTGTCTTTCCAACATTGCTCTATCAAACTCATCTTCTGTAGTTTTTAATCTAATTTTTCTTTCAAGTTGAACAATACTATTTTTTGCTTTTTCATTTGCTTTTGCATCTGCTTTATCTTTTTTATCTTGTTCATCAAACTGACCCTTGATTGGCACCATATTTGAGTCGTATTGAATACCACCAATAGTCATTATTTCATTTTTTCTTTTTAACATTTTTATTTCTTCTTTTAATTCTGCAACTTTTTGCATATGACCAGACTTTGATCTAGCTCTATTCATTTGAGCAATTTTTTCTTGTAACTCCATTTCTTTTTGTGCTATCAAATTATCTCTCATAGCATGAGTACCTTCTGTCATTGCTTCATTTAATTTTTTCTGCTCTTTTCTTAATTCGTTATAATGACCAACTATTCCTGTAACCCCTAACGCAAGTAAACCAATGGCTGCAGCTATTGGTCCAGTAATAACTATTCCAAATTTTGCCAAAGTTAATAAAAGTGCTTTTAATGTTCCATTTACTGCAACCACAGCAGGCTTTAATATTGTAAATGCTGTTAACAAGGCAGTAGCACCGACCACAACAGACGTAAAACCAGCAGGTAATGTATCAATTGCCTCAGCTAAACCTGTCAAGGCTACTGTCGTTATTTTGGTAGCAGGTAACAATGCTTTACCAATTGTTATCTGTAAATCTTCTATACTGTTTTGTAAATTTTTAAATACTTGAGTAGGGTCAGATTCAAGTAAAGCTGCTAATGCAGGTGCGCCTTCTTCTTCAATTTTTTTCAATGCTCTAATAACAACTTCACTCGTTATTTTTCCTTGACTACTAAATTCTTTTAATTTTCCAACTGTTGTGCCAAGTTCATCTGCAACTGGTTTTAATAAAGTTGGTATTTGTTCCGATATACTTCTAAATTCATCGCCTTGTAGTCTGCCTGAACCAAGTGCTTGTGCTAATTGTCTGAAAGCATTTGTGGCCTCAATCGAGCTAGCACCAGCAAGTTTTGCTGCTGTGTTGAATCCTATAAAAGTTGTTCTTATATCTTCAACACCAACACCTAATGGTGCAAGTCGAGCTGTGATGTTTGTAACACCTTCCAATGCTTCAAGCGTACTGATGCCAAAAAGCTTTTGAGCATCAGCAGCTATCTTTTGTGATTCAGCAAAAGTACCAGTTTGTTCTGTTAAAAGTCTTAATCGTAAATTTAACTTATCAAAATTTGCAGCAGCTTGAACTGATCTTCTTCCAAACTCAACAACACCGACAGTAGCAATTGCTTTGCCAAGTGCATTAAATCTTGTAGTTATACCTTTGGTTACTTTATCGTATCTTTGAAATGTTTTTCCTAATTTTTGTGCTTGTGTATTAACTCTTTTTAAAGTATCTATGGCTTTACGACCATTAATATCAATTGTAACGGCAGCAAATGCAGACATTATTTTTTGCTTTTTTTATTAGTTTAACCTTTATTTCTTATTTTATCTAATTGTTCTTTTTCTTTTTTTGCTTTTCTTTCATAATATGCAGCAAATAAAAACAATTCTTGTTCTGAAAGCTCCTGTCGTAACCTGCTGACAGTCATACTCAATTCTGTTGCTAGGAAAAACTCAAACTCTAACCAGCTATCCCCCTCTAGGACTCCTTTGCATCTTCAATAGGATCTTCAGATACGTTAAATAAAAATAATTCCAAATCATTTAAAACTGTTTCTGGCAGTTCTCTTTGTAACCTAACGGCATCTGCAGGTTGAAATGCTTT